AATTTCATTTTTCCTCTCTCATATTTCGTTCATAAAGTTTGTTTCGGATTTCTTCAACTGTTCTTAAAAGTTGATCAGACTGTTTTTCAAGAACCTGAATACTTTGGGCGTTGGTTGTGGCTTGAGTATTTACCGTGTCTGTTTTGCTCGTCTGAGTATTCCAAGCAACTACAAATAGACCTGCTAAGAAAATGCCGCCAAAGCGCACGAGGTTGGTGATACTGTCGATCTTGGTTTTGCTTTCATGCAGCACCCTGATCTGTGAATCCACCTCCTTAAATCTTGGCTCAACTTCATTTCTGAGCTGCTTAATCTCACTTTTGAAGTTTGACTTGGCTCGATCTAAATCTTCTTGCAGATTGTCACGAGTTTGGGTTAAGTCATTTCGTGTCTGTTGATGCTCTTTATTGAGCTGCTCTAACTGCATGTTCATACGGTCGAGCTTCTGAGGCATTTCAGCTAACTTATCCATATTTTTGGATATGTCGCTGATCTTGTCTGAAATGGCAATGAGTTGCCCTGCTGTCGCTACTGGTGGGTCAGATGAGTAGTCATTTGGCATTGCGCCCCCTAAATTTTGGCAATAAAAAAGCACCCGAAGGTGCTATTTAACTAAGTTGCTTTATGCAATTTAAATACAAATAAGCTGCTGATCCCCCTGAGTATGTCGAGCATGTCGCTCTTGATGTCACTGTTAATTTTGTAACTTGCGATAGATTAATTGATATAGAGAAGCTGTTTACATATTGACTTGATCTGCTGTTTACAAATGAAACCCCAGTCTCAGTAATAGAAAGATCTCCAGCTATTTGCACCCCGCTACTGCCAGTCCGTGGTAAATCTGTCCAGCTCGACCCGTCAAATGAATATCTTAAACCCTGTGTCGCGCTGCTGACTCTGTATGACTGAAGTGCAAAAACTAATGTACCGTCTGATTTTTCAAATCTTATCGTTGTTGGATTTTCACAGCTCGTCCCATACCCCATAAATCCTATAAACCTAAATTTGAATCCAACTGGTGACTTTGGAATTACAGTTGTTTTTTGACTTGATGTAAATCCTGCTGTCGCAGCAGGTCGTCTATCGACATTTGCATGTGCAAAATCAATAGTTTTTTCAAAATTAACAGGTAGCGGTGAAGTTTTGGGGTCGTAAGACGCATAATTATTCGCAAGTGCCCCGTATGATGCAAGATTTACCATCCAGTACCCAAACGGATCTTCGTAGGTCTTAACTTCAAAACACTCCGTGAAAACCTCTTGTTCACCAAGTGTTGCAGATAACATATAAAAGTAGGTATTGCCTTCAATAACAGCAGTATCCTCATATTCATACACATCACCCACAATTTCAGTTAAAAGGGGCGGTAAGGATGTGGGTGTAAAAATTGAATCTGCGCGATAAATCCGCACAGACTCAGACACTACATTTTCATTATCCCAATTTATTTTGATTTTTACTGACATATCAATACTCTATAATTTCAAATGTGACGTTGCTTGGTGCGATTAATGTTGATCTTTTTACAATATGATCAAATACATTCATGCACTCATAGCCTTCTCGCACTGTTTTTAAGTTGATGTCGAGAGAACGTGTATCAGCTTGCATTGCAGATTCCAGTAGTGTGAAACTGTTCGATGCAGTTACATTTACACTATGTGTTGCAAGCTCAACATCAGCCGCATCAAGCTCAATTACAGTGAGCAATGTTTGTGTATTTTCTTCAAGTGATACGCCTTGCTCAAAATACCCGATAAAATCCCCACCTGTTTGCTGCAATCGATTTCGATTAGACCAAGTAAGTGTAAAATCATCTTCAAAATAAGCAGGCCAATACTCACCATTGATTTCCACATTTGCAGGTGGATAAGGTCGGTTTGCTAATCCCACCATCTCAATGCTATGTGCCGTTGCTGATCCAAGCGCAAGCTGTGCCGATCCCGTCTTGGTGAGTGACTTCACATTGAGCGATTCACCCGCAAAGTAATCCGTCTCATCCAGTGCAATGTATTCATCACAGAATAAGATCATAGAACCTGCAGCATGATCCTGCGGAACGGTATAGTTCACCCCACGTTTGACCGTAATTTCAGTTTCACTGATAGCGGTCACCGCCATATGCTCATCATTGACCAAGATCCATTTACCCAGCTCAATTTCTTCTAAATCCTCGACTTTACGAATGGAGAATGTAGATTCCATTTTACCAATGGCCTGCGCCAATTCTGCACTTGGGCAATAATCCAACGTTGCTTTAGAGGCATAGCCTGAACCTGAATCCACATAGATCTCAGCCGACATGGCATTTTGTTGGCCACGTGGGGCCACCACAGCAACGCGTGATAATGTAGGCTCATCTGCAAGATCTGTATTCACTTCTGACTCAGTGGCAAACTGCACTGCATCATAGTATTGAAGCTCAAGTACACGGACATGAGGATTATCAAGTGGCGCTTGATTAGCTGGATTCTCATACGGTGGTACATAAGGCACCACAGAGTTCATCGGGGTGCTAAACACATCCTCAATGGCTTCAATCGTTGCCCCAAAGTTGTGGTCATCCCCATAGTCAATTGAATTGACGCGCATCACCGCCCCATCCACACCATGAGCTGCCCAATTCCATTGAAAGGCATTGCCTTCTTTCAACTGCAATGCAGTATCAGGATCGACATTGTTTAAAGTCACAATTTTTAAAGGACTAGAAAGTGCTTTTAAATCACGCTCAGCTGCCATATAAGCAGTCTTGGCATTGGTAAAGCCATCATAAGTCACTGACTTATTCACCAAGCCATTTTGGGCAATACGTGCAGGATCTTGTGCTGTCACCGTGGCATCTTTGCCTGTTTCTTTCTCCCAATAGGTCACAGTAATCTGATTGATTTGCTCGGCTGCGGTGCGGATTTCATAATCGGAAATCTTGCCGACATTCGATTCATCAAGTGTTAGTAAGTCATCTGCAACATAGTCATCACGAATCAGGGTGAGCACCCACTTATTGGTGCGACTGTCTACCGTACACACCGCATCGATGTGCTCACAAATCAAGTCGATGATTTTCTCAATCTCGCCTTCATCATCAAACACAATTGACATATACATGTCTTCTTGATTGAGCACCGCCCAGGCATTTAAAAAGCTGCCTTTATCTAGCATATCCTCTGGCTGACCCATCCCCCAAGCCGTGTTGGTGATGCAGGTCCACAGCATGTCTGCTGGGTTCATATCAGGCTCGCCTGAGCGCACACCAAACCATGATTCAAGGTTGAAGACCGTTTCGGCATCATCAGTAATCGCCCAAGGCACATAGGCGCCTAAATCCACATTGTCCTCAGGCGTGTTGTCGGCTTGCATCAACAGATTATTCAAAGTGATGAAGTCAAAGTCAGCACGGGATACGGTATGGGTTTGATGGACGGCTGTGTTATGAAACATTGCCTGAAACTGTGCAATCACCTCTGGCGTGACATCACGACCATCATGCATCGGCACAAAGATTCGACGACTGTTCTCAGTTTGATGTGTGTTTAAAAAGCTCTCTGCATTGCTGATCATGCTAGAAATAGAGACTCCACCAACTTGCTGCTTAGCTTCAATCCAAGCCACGGCATCAGGTGCATCTGCTTCTTGAAAGTTAAGATAGTCTTTAACATGCAAGCCGCTATCAAAGAACATCAAACGAATATTGACTGTTGAGCCATCATATACAGCAACCATATCTCCGATCAGATACATTAAGCGCGCAACACCAGAGGTAAAAATTTTAAATACTTCAGGCGTCATAGATATTGAACTGTCCATTGCAATCACAATATTAGTCACGCCATCAATAAAGGTCGGCTTAATTCCATTCACATATGAAAGCCGAAATTTCCAATCCTTCATATAATTGGATGTGCCAATGTATCCTTGTTTCCACACAAATGAACAAACACCGCGTGAAGCTGGCACATTCCCCACACCTAGCTTTTGTTCTAAATAAGGATCTGGCATTTGGTTTTGTAAACCCGAATAATAATTAAAATTACCCGTTACCCCACCACCACCGCCCACATCTGTACCACCAAATAAATTCTGCTGCGCAATACGGCTTGAGCCATTGCCCATCCCGCCATACCAGGCTTCTTTATCTTCTACCCAAATTCGACGAAGAAAGCACCCAGCATGGGCAAGAACGGCTTGCCAACCTGCATAGTATTTATGTGCGTACGTCTGTTTTTTTCCACCGCTCATTGTGTTCTTCCTGTGCAATCTTTACGACGTTTAAAGCCATGGCATCTTGTGTATCAATCAGCTTTTGGGCATCAATCCCATTGACCAAGAAATCTGGCCAGTCCCAATGGTGGGCATCAAAAAAGGGCTTAACGCCCTCTTTTCTGCAATACTTCGCAGCCCGAATATGTCTGATATAAACTTTCATTTTTTCAGTGCCACCGCCTTTTGATCGCCAAAATAGGTATAGGTTGGCGCAACATCACGTGAACCGAGCACCACCTTGATTGGTGTCCCATATTCAACGCTGGGTGCTTCAACCTCACCCGCTACTGTCCGTGTCTTCTGGTTTTTGATCATCATCAAAGACACTGCGACCGATACAATCATGGTCACAACAGCAAAAATAATCTGAGGCCACATATCACACCACCTGTCTAACAAGCGGGTTATCACCCGGAACAAAAGGAAAACCGCCATAATTTGGCAGATTGGAATAGGCCTTACATGCATCTGGTGTTTTTAAGCACCCTGGATAAAGCGTCACATAAGGCACGGCTTCTTCAGCGGAGTGAAGTTCAGCCTCAGCAATCGGGATTGCATCAGCTGCTGCATTTTTTTCGGTTTCAGCCAGTGCAAGCGCATCCACCAAGTCCTGATAATTTGGATCTTCAGGGGCTGCATTATTCAATGCCTCAAGCGCCTGTTCATAGGCCGTTTGTTTCAGTGCCAATGCAGCTTGAGCATCTGCCAATGCTTGAGTTTTTAAGGCAATGTCATCCATCAATGCGGCGTATTCAGCATCGCTCAGTGCAATGTTGCTAAACGAATCAAAGCGACGTTTTAAAACAAGGTGATTGCCCGTGCTGGTATCAATCGTAATCAACACCCCGCTTGGATCTTCAATCATGCCAATCAGAAAATAATTGTCTGCATAAGCTTCTAGGCCACGTAGTTCCATGTTCAGCTTATCCACGCTTTTGATGGTGGTCTTCACCGCATAATTTGCCTTGGCCAAACGACAATCTTGATCAAACAATCGATAAGGGCATGTGGCTTGAATCTTTCGAGTCACCGCATTACGCCCTACCTTGGTGTATTCCGTTTCAAATTGAAGTTTAATGCCTTCATCATGTGGTTTGACTTTGGTCAATCGACCTGACCAAAACTGTCTAAACTCAACCCCTTCATAACTGAACATTTGAACTGTGGTGATTTCTTCAAGTTCAGATCGGGAAAGGTTCTGTGCAAACACCGAAAGCAATGAAAATTCTATCTCCATGGTTTGTTTTTCTAAGTCTCGTCCAGACTTATGCGAACCACGTTTAATCACGTGCGGCTCATACACCACACCCACATGCTCAATAAAAGCATCTCCATTGGTATACGCTCGTTGTACATTGCCTGTTTGGAAGAGATACAGCTCCCGCTTGGCAATGGTTGATTGCCCATTACCGAGCAATCGAGTAAAAAATTTCATCATGGCTCAATTTCCAAAATAGCAACTGAAGACTCAGTGATGCCAGCACCTTTATATTGAATATCCACTGAATCGTTATTGAGCCGATGAAGGCCCAAATAGCTAATCATTCGAATATTTGCAGCGGCTTTATTGAGTGCCGGTGTAATCGTAATTCTCAGTGTATTACTGGTTTGCACCGCATTTGAAATGCTATGTGCAGTCCAATTGCCAGACTTATCTTGAATGGCGATATGCTTTCGATTCGAGGCATATTCCTGATACTGATTCAACTCAACGTCAATCACAGTTGAAATCGCGCCTGTACTTTTGACATAAAAATTGCGCTCAAATGTTGGCAACCAAAATGCGCGATATTGCCCCAGTCGGCGAAATAGAAACTGTCGATATTCAAACAAGGCTTGCTGACCTTTCATGACTGATCGCATCGGTTTGCCGTAGCGGGCATGTAGCCAGTTGCCATGCTGATCAATCGGCCCTAAACCAAAATCCACCACAGTCTGGTGCTGCAGCACGGTGACATTTAATGCATCCCCCTCAAGCAATAAACGCTTGAAGTAAATGTCATGTCCCAGAAACTGTGCGGGGACTGGTGCTTGAAGATAAGGAGCATCCATCACCTGAAACTGAAGGCTGGGTTGGCCATAAACTGCATTGATAGGTGCCGATACATCACCCAAAATAAAGCCCACTCGAAGTGGGCGTATAGTGAAATTCTGCAAGATGATCGACTCATAAAGTTTTAGACCATTGGCTAGCACCTCTTTGATTTCAACAACGGTTAGACCGTCCTTATGCTTAAGCAATGCTAAGGAATCGTTTCGGAAATCATAAATTGAAGTTACACATTCAATAAAATCACCGTCCACATCACCAATATGCTGCCACTCGACATCAACAGGAATGGCCCACAGTTTACGTAAACCTCCCCACAACACATTGAAGTTCTGCGCCAAAGCCTGACGTGCCACCACATAATCAATATTCAAAACTTGAGATGCGGTTTCACGTAAAGCTTTTCGTTTCTCAGTGCCATTATGTGAACTGTTGACGTAAGTTTGAAAACCTAGACTTTCAGACGACCCCACAAGCGTGCACTGGTCCAACAAAACCAATTCACCAAAAAGTGTAGTTTGGATTTTCATTTACACTCCTATTGCACGCTTAAACTCAGATGGACTTGCCTTGATTTGATTAAGGATGATCTGACGACCAGCTGGACCCCGCATATACTTGCCTACCAAATCATCCTGTTCAATTTGATTGATAATCGTAAGACCCTCCATGCCATTTGATGAAGATTGCTGTGACTGGCCTGCATATGCATCCATTTTAGAAGCCTGCGGTGTGAATACTTTAGGTGGATCTAAAACCATCCCACCATCTGCATACCCATTCTTAATAGCTTCACGTAATGCATAGAACCCGGCTGGGCCCCCTAAAGCAGCAATCTCTTCCTGAGTTAAAACACCCTCGCCACGGTGAACTAAACCTGCAACATCATACTTACCGCCATAACCAGTAAAACCACCATCGGCGTAACCCACAGGACTCATTGCTGACACGGCGGCTTGCAGAAGACCTGTTTCCATTGTTGCCATTGCTACTGCACCCAAGTTATATGGAAATGCTGCAGAAGCCCACGCTTTCGCAATTGAGTCATAGCTAGACATTGCAACCGAAAATAAGGTAAATCCTTTTTGTGCTAATGCTAAGTCACGATATGCCCAGTCATTTGTATCAACAAGGTTCATCATTAATCCAGCAAAGTCAGCAGCGTAAGCGCCTCCATGTGTTAATTGAACCTCCCTTCTTTTACGTTGATAATCCTGTTCAGTTATCAGCATTTGATCACGGGCTTGTTGAAGTAGATCAATATCCTGTTGGTAAGGTGATTCTTCTACACCAAAGCGGTTTTGATAATCCCCCCAAACCTGTTCGCGCTCTGCATTTTCCTCAACTCCTTGTTGAATAATGACTTGTTTAATAAGTACATCTTTCATTTCAGGAGAGTAATTTGCAGTATTGAGAATTTCTTCCCTTACTAATGCGTAATACTCTTGCGCGTACTCCGTTGCTGACATCCAGTTACGCTTAGTCTCAAGTAACTGCTTCTGTTGGGAGATTTTTAAAGCAGATTCTTCTAGTTTAAAAGTCTCTCTCAAAGCTTGTAGCTTGCCTGCCTGCTGCTCTTCAGTAAGTTTTGTATCTGCAATAATCTCTTGACGCTTGATCTTGTAACTTAAGTCTAGCTTCTGCATTTCAGTAAAGCGATGCTCCGAAATTTCCCAGCCGAACTGCATTTCAGCAAGTTTTTTCTCTCCAGCATAACGAGCCTTTGCCATAGGAATAAAATCAGACATGCCTGCATTCGTTAATCTCTTAACCTCGTCATTCAAATCCATTTCCATTTGTTGTGGAGATGCAGAATAGTCATATAAAATCCGATTGCGTTCTTGTAGGATACGATTTTGATCTGCAATGGCTTTGCTAGTTTGCTTTACAGCTTTGGCAGCCTCATTTTGCTTATCCGCTAGTGTACCTAGACCAGAATTTGTATCTTGAATACCTTGTTGAAGCTCACGAACACCTCTTAATTGTTTTGCCCTTCCTGACGCTTCATTATTCCAAATAGTTTCATACCGAAGCATGTAATCATCTGCTACACCCTTTAAATCGTCCCGCATTGCTTGTGAAATAGTAGAAATCTGTTCTCTAGCGTCATAAGTCGCTTTTACAATACCCAAAGGATTCATTTCATACCAATCTACCTCATCATAGATAGCCCCACCTACTGCAGCCATTCCACCTAAAGCCTTACCAACGAGCTGAACTGCTGCAACTGCTCCTAATGCAATTGTTGCTAATGCTTTAAGTGTATTTGCCACACCCTGAGCTACTTCTTCAAATTGGACTCCCTGTTCAGAGCTACCTAAAAATGCTTCAGCAATATCAACAAATGCAGGTATTACAGCTTGCATCAATTGGTTTTTAGCCCCCTGCATTTGTAGGTCAAGCATGTATACTTGATCCTTTAATGCCTTAGCCGATTCGATGGTTTGATCTTTCATGATAAAGCCAGCTCGTTCAGCCATATCACCATAAAGCTTTAAACCTTCACCACCATTTGCAAGAAGTGGATACAAGTCTGTTAGATCGGATGCCATTGATTCAAGGTAAAATGACATCTGCTGCTGTGTAACACCGGCTTCTTCAAGCTTGTTCACATACATTTGCAAAGCTTCTGGTCCACTGAGCTTTTGCATATCTAAAATTAATTGCTGAGCAGCTTCCGATGATCCTTCAGTTTTCATTGCAATTTGTTCAAAGAAATCTACACCACCACCTGCACCTATTGCAGTTAATTCCCCCAGCTTCTCATTAAAGTCTTTCATCATGTCACTGAGCTTATCTTGCTCAATGCCAAAAGCACCCGCACCCGCAGCCATCTTTTGGAATTCTTGGGTAGTTGTGTTTGCCCTTAATGCAAACTTTTCCAACTCTGCCGCTTGTTCTGAGGTTGAATAAGCCATACCAGCAAGTGCTGTAACCGCACCTGCACCCATAGCAGCTAGTGCAGCACCATAGGTATTTACATGTTGGCGCATGTTGTCAAAACTTACTTTGACTTGCTTTTCGCCATCTTTAATAGGCCCGACAAAGTTACCAATCTTGGTAACCAAATCCAGGGTAAGTGTTCCAAGTTTGGTACTCATATAAAACCTCAGGCAATAAAAAACCCTGCAATCGCAGGGTTTTTAAGGAATTTCTATACTAGGGTAACACCCAGTATCTCTAACATTTTGTAAAATCGCAGACTTTAGATCAATGTGCATGAATACTCATAATTTTGAAGTATCTGCATCCAGTCTAGCATTTGGCACATATCGAACCGATGTCTGTGTTAACACTCTTGGGATAATGGTCTTACTTAATTCGATTGTTGTATCAGCTGTCTTCCATGTAACTTTATCAACGCCCTTATAAATTGGCTCTCCGTATTTCTGTGTCAATAATTCATGAAGTGAATTGAAACGCATAGTAGCTATACTAGGGGAATTTTTATCATTACTAACTAAGTTGGTTTGTATTAATTCATCTTCTCCATTAAATAAGAAGGTAACGGTGTATTCACCACTACCAATATTAATGTTGTTAATTCGAGCTTTCCCCCAACTTCCCTTAAATTGCTCAGGTTTTATTAATACTGCATTACCATTTTCAGCAGTAATAACCTCATTTGGGCTCATACCCCACTCAGTTTTTCCATAGCCAATCCCTTTAGCCATTGCAATAAATGGTAAAATAAAACAAAAGACCCCCAATAATATCTTCTTCATTTTTAAACACTCAAAGTAAGTGTTATTAAGGTAACTTTTCTCTGACTAAAAAGAAACCTCCCGAAGGAGGTTCTTGTTTCTTAAGCTTTGCGCTCACTCAAATAGTGGCGACCCAATCTCAATGTGTCTGTTCCATATAGTAGATCTAAAACAGCATCAAATCTCTTAGCAAATTCAGCTATATCCATTGTTGGATAATAACCCCTCGGCAAAGGCATTGCAGATAATAGACCATCCCTAGCATCAACATACCAAGAGGTGTATTGGCTCGACTTAAATTCTTGATAAATCTGTTGCGCCACATGAATTACTTCTGGCGGGTATGGTAAAGCTTTAACTTCAGGCTCTTTAGTTTTAGTTTCTGCCTTACCCTTCAAATCCATTACTTCCAAATAGTGCTTAGCGTCTTCAAAATGAATTGCTCGAAGTTCTCGATAACTTGCAGAATATTTAAAGTGGTTCTTTAAGCGACTCCACATTTGCATAATCAAGCTCTGATTGTTGCCAGCGCGTGTATGAACAATGTTGTAAAGAATGCCTGCTTGCTCTGGTGAAATGGTTTGCTTACCGCCAATCATCCATTCCATTACTTGTGAGTCGTAAGCTCGAATCACCATTAGATGGAATTTTGCAGAAATCCACATTGCGTATGAGTAAACAAGTTCTTTAACAACATATGTACCTCGAGTATTACCACCATTGATCACCTTTACAGCACTCTGCAAATTTGCAGAGTGGTTTTCTAATTCAATTTCAGCGACCAAATCTTTTGTTTGCTTGTTTCGAATAAAGAAAGCAGGTTGGTGTTTTTCCAAACCACCACTTGCTTTATGGAGGTCATGCAAGCAATAACGCCCATCCTCATCTTGGCGAATTGAAAATTCACCAATTACTAAAGGTTGGTTGTTTGGGTTTAAGAGATTTTGTTGTATAGTAGTCATGTTGACTTTCCTGTAAGTTGTTGACACAAAAAACCTTGTTTTTGATTGGTAGTCTGGCAAGGTTTTTTTGTGCCTATTGATTTCATGCTTTCGCACTCTCTTGGTTTTTTAAAAATTGTTTTATTGCTTGATTCACCAAATAAGTTAGTGAGCGATCTTCCATTTCAGCAATCTCTTTCAATTTCTCATGATCAACATCATCAAAAAAACGAATTTTTAATTGTTGACCTCTTTGCTTTTCCATAACGACCTCGCACATAATAAAGAACCTCTTGGGTTCATCTGGATAATGAACCTCTTGGAGTGCATTGTCAACACCTCTTGGGTACATTAAACTCGAATTTGTTCCTAAAAGGCCTTTTATCCCATGAGTGAAAACCAGAGAGATCCGCAATATAAGTTGCGTTGGTCTGAAGAATTACGAGAAAAAATCTCCCAATCCGCCAAAGAACACAATCGATCCATGAATGCAGATATTGTTGCTCGCTTAGAGGAATCTTTTGAAAAAAGGAACTATGACCCAGATTTTTTTGAAAAAAACCTACATATGTTCCTTGCAACTTATTGTGCTGGTTTAGAAAGTAATTATGATGAAGCAATAACTCAGATCGAAGAATCGCTTTCAAAAACAGAAAACCCCGAGATGATTCAATATTTAGAGCATCGACTTCAAGTAAACAAAATATTAAAAACCGAAATGAGTAGATTAAAAAAAAGTAACTCTGAAAGATTTAATGATGATTTAATCAATCAAATTTCTAAGTCAAAAAAAGCACCCTAAGGTGCTTTTTCCATTCTACAAGTCATTAGAAGTTATAACGCAAACCAGCACGGTAAGTTGTGCCATTCACATCAAGCTCGCTAAGCTTTCCAGCGTCATAACACTCGCCATCTAAGCAAGCTTCAGCTTGTTGGTTGTATAACCACTTATAACCAAGGCCGCCATACAGCGCAAAATTAGGCGTAAATTTATAACCAACCTCTACACCAACAGGAATAGTCAAATACTCAAGGTCAACTGAGTCACCTTCGCTAGATCCATCAACCCACGCATAACCAAAACCAGCAGTACCATTGATGTAGACATTTTTCTCATCATAGAAGTTGTAAACACCACCTAAAGAAAACTCTTTAAGTTTAAGTTCATCTTTCTGCTGTTCAAATTTAGCAAAAACACCGCCTTTTTCATTTAAGAAATAAGTAGCACCAAGCTCCCAACCTTTAAAACGAAGTTTTACATCACCTTCATCAATCATGCTTCCAGTATAGCCACCGTTTATCGAAACGTTTTTCAATGGTGAGTATGCGGTATGAGATTGCGTAGCTTGGACAGGTGCACCGAGTGGAGCTGGCTGACCATAGTTAACTGGTAATGGACTGTTTGCAAAAGTTGCAGATGAAGCAGCAGCAATTGTTAGTGCTAATAATGTATTTTTCATGTAACCCCCTTAGTATTATGGGAGACAAAATACTCATTTTTTAACAAAAAGTCTACACAGTAGAAAGAAACCAACCTAAGCCAGTTTCCCCAAGCCCCTTTCAAGCACCTCATCAACTGTGAATTCAACCTCTTCAGGTAACTCCTCGTGAAACATATAAACACGAGAATCAACACGATCTTCTGGCTTTACTTTGTCGTTTCGATAAAAGGCATATAAGTTACCAATTGCCTGTTCAATCCTTCGACCAAAAAAAAGTGAGCCATATTTTTGACGATAGGCCCACCACATTTTGAACTCATTCGGACTTACTTGTCGCTTGGCTTCTTCAATAGTTCTTCCACCGATTCCGTTGAGGACGAGCTCGCACCAGAACTCTTCTGATTTGAGATCCACTTCTTTCCCGCAAAGTCATTGACCTCATCAACTGCTTTCAACATCGCGCTAATGATTTCAAAATTCACAGCACCAGTATCTTTAATTTCAGGGAAAAACTTTTCATCAGGTGATGAGTACACAGATACAAACAATGTTGCCTTTGAGTGCTGGTCAACTGTCGCTTTGGAATTATCATCTAAATTCCATGCATCAATTGCGCTTTTAAGCTCCGCGTGTGATAGGCGTTTTACTAAAATTTCACCTTCAAAAGCCTCACCTTTAGAATCAACAAAACTAATTGTCTTTTCGATCAGCTCGCCTACACCCGCAGCCTTCTTCGCAGTGGCAAGCGTTAATTTTTTCTTAGCCATAACCTATCCTTAAGGAATTGTGCGCATTGTTTCGTTAACACTAGAAGTGCGTTTAAGCGGATAGTTATAACCAACAAACTGCCCTTTTTCGAATGTGCGTTCAGGTGTTTTCAAGTAACCTTCAAAAGCCCACCACATACGTTCAGGCGGCAGAGTCACAACACCTGCAGCAACAGTTGGCGCCGCATCTGAATGGCTTGATCCTAAATACCACATGACTTTTTTACGTGGATCAGTTTTGGACAACGCAAGAATCTTTAAATGCGATTCGTTTTCGTCATCAAAGTCCGTACCTAAAGAACCTTCACCCGGTGTCTTTTTACCAGGGTCAAAATTATCTTCGGCATCATCAAGACATGTCACATCAATATCTTCTTCGGTGTCATTGCCGAGGGTTAAGTTTTTTGCACATTGCACGGTAATAACTTCATTACCGTCAACATAAAACAGTTGCGACTTTTGTACTTTAATACGCGCCATGAGTAGCTACTCCTCGATTTTTTGGCATAAAAAAAGCACCTATAAAGGTGCTAAATAAAAATTAAATTAAGTGTTAGCGATCGAGCCACCAGCTCCCTGAAAAACCACGAGCAAAAAGCTTTGTATTTGACTCATAGTGTCCGATACGCTGTTCAATCAAGCTATGCTCTTGAAGAACATTACAGACAGCAGTTCGAATATCTGAAGCTGTCTTTTGGTTAGGACTGTAGACCATCACCTGATACATCACATCATCCTCATTGGTAATATTATCCAGTGAGGTATTTGGTGTGCCTGATAAGTCAGACCAAACCACATAAGGTGGTGGTGTCTTTTCAGGTGCCACATCTTCATAAATGCGTTCACCCAACATTCCAAATACTTGGGCATCAGCCTTCAAGATTCGATATATAGGTAATTGCTTCATTGTTTATCCAATTCCTTATCAAGCTCCACATTGAATACCTGAGTGAATTTTGCTGTCACCAAATCAACATTGTTATGTAGTGCCGGTCGCATAAAAGGAGTCGCAGCTGAATTAGATGTGGGAAACTCTTTAAAACGCCAGTGTCTTGTATCACCACCAGGCGTTTGAGGTGGATTCCTATTTGAAAATGAAGCACCACCTCGAACGCCGACACGCATTACCACTTCATTCGGATTTCGTGTTTTACCATTAGCAACAGCAATATTTTTCCAAATTTTTTCAGCACTATCTCTGTCGTCAATCGCTTTAGCATTTATACGTGCAGCATCACGCACAATATTCATCGCCTGACGCGAAGCCTTTCGTGCAATATTCTTTAATCGTCTTGGATTTTTAAGCTTTTTAAACTTGGCTTCTAATTGGTCAAGTCCATCTATATTAAATTCGACAGACATAAGCGCTTCCTTATTTCTCTACACCATGACTCAACATCAATGTGCAGTAGATTTTGCCATTTTCAGCATCAGGTAATGGCTCACCAGTGATGCTATAAATTTTTCCATCGTATACAACACGCATGGTTGTATCGATATCCGATCGCTTACGGATCTTGCAACGTGCAACTATTTCAGAATTATTGGCTTGAGCAACCAACGTGTCTTTGACCGAAAGCCATGTGACCTTCGCCCAAAGAGTTGCATGTGTGGTCCATACTGGATCTAGGATGTTGCCATCGTCATCACGTGGTGAAGTTTCCTTTTCAATGCGAATGCGGTGGCAAAGTTCGCTTGCTCTCATGGATCACCTACTGTCTTTTTGGTGGCGGCTTTAATTCACCATTTTTATTCACAATGTGGCAAGGTTGATAACCACCACCCATACGGACATTTTTACAAGCCCAACACTGACACCCCATTATCTTTTTTAGCCATTTCATACATCACCTATATAGCCGTCGGCTTACGATATGGATAAAGTAATGACTGCACTGGCATAGGTAAGAAATTGCCGTTCACAGGTGCTTCACCTTCAGCATTACGGAATTGATCCCAATAACCAATCAACAGTAATGCTGCCTGTTTAATAGCAGTGGGATAATCAGCTTCAAAAGTGTCTGTGATGTAATTCTTAATGACAGACTCAGCTGCAGCAATGTATCCATTTAAAGAAGTGTCATTACTGTCATCGTCGTACCGCAAATGGTGTTTTACTTCCTCTAAATCAACGATACTCATGTTTCTCCCCATTTTTTCTGAGCTAGCTTGAAGTTTTCGTAATTAAACTCTCCGATATGTGATTTTTCACAATGCCATAATGAGCCCTTGTAAGTCACATAACACCCATTCTCATACTTATTTTCAGTCCTAAAAATCCCTTTATATAGGGATTTCTCGCTACTATTTTCAGGTAAATCAGGTGGTTTCTGATCAGTCTTAGTGGTTGAACTTGTATTAAAAGGATCCTCCCGCTGATCACGCTTAGAAAGTGCTTCCAGCGAGAAGTTTTGCTGTTGCATATAAACCGTGTCACCACCAACAATCGGCAATAGCCCAACCTCCACACGCGCCTCATTAGGCGTTAGGATTGCCGCGCCTACACCTTCTTTTAAGCGTGCCATTTGTGATGTTGAGTCCATACGGATAAGCACATTAATATCTAAAAATGCTTCCAAACCACTATCTTTAAGCCCTAGTCCGTCATCAAGTAAGTTTTCACGTGCTTCTATCGGGCTTTGTAAACAGTCTGAATAGTAAATTTCATTCAGATCTGAAATTTTAACCGTAGGTGTGGGTCCTAAACCGACCTTAAACAATGGAACATGAAAGACAGAGCAAATAATCTCAGCTGTCATTTTTAACTGCTCAATGAGTTGAGAATCTGCCGCACTTACTGTAATGGTTTGGAAAGTCACCCCATCACCAAGTACTGCAGTACCCCCAAGATTTGCACCTGAATAATTTGCATTCCACTGCTTACGAAGTTCCGCAGCCTTCTCATTAGTGATAGATCCTGGTGTAGTCAAAACACCTGAAGGACGACTGTTATTACGAAAAAGGTTACGAGAGTTTTTCTGAATCTCAATACCCTGTCCCGCAGCCAATGAGCACGCCATAATTGGGGTTAGTCCCACAAGTGGGTGATAAAAACAGTTAATACGGTCATGGATGATTTCGGATGCTGGTATTACGACCGAATCAGTCTGTGTAAGTCGATCGTTACCCAATTGGTAAAAGACATTTCCGTTGTCATCAATCAACGGTTTACAAAGATCAGGATTGAGCACAACAAGCTCCGTCACTTCACCAAAAATATCTCTGCGTTTCAGCACATAAGTATTGCCACGTAACAACAATGAAGTTGTCCAGTGTTCACTAAATTGCTGCCAAATTTGAAACCGGTTAGGCTTTTTTAATACGCGAAATTTGCTTGGTATATCTGCATTGACCAAAACACCTTTTTCATGGCGCTTCAATTGAATCGGCATCTTACCAATATCTTGTGAAATTAATGAGACACATGAAAAAACAGCATGATGTGCAGTAACATCTTCACGGGTTAGTTCATCATTTTTTTGCCATGCACCCGAATAAGGCTCATGGACAAACATCGAGTGCCATCCACTGCCTGAATGAACACCTTGAAGCGATTTTTTCTTAAATAAATTGCCAAAAATGCCCATTATTTACCGCCTTATTTTGCTTTGCTTGCACGTTTTTGTTTGGGTTTGACTGGCTTCTCTTCTTGCACCACTTGTTGAACATTCTCTAATTGATGCTCAACCATCAAAGGCAATTCAACCAAACTGCCAAAATCATCAACAACTAGGGTTCCATTTAAATTCTTCAAGAACTCAATCGAAGGTCCGCCATCTATAGGTTCTGCAAATTTCAACTTAATTAAGATTTTGGCTTGTAGATCTGGAACTTCAGCTACATCACCAGGCATTCCCTGCGGTGCCTTTCTTAAATATTTAATTTTCATAGACTGTTCTCATAGCTAAACAACTTTGATGCTTAGATATAAAAACAGCCCCAATAAAGGAGCTGTTTTTGACCTAATGAATAAAGATTAGGTGTATTCAATCCAAGCTGCAGCAATTGGACGACGTTTTGCCCACGTGATGAATTTTTCTACACGTACAGCAAATTTGTTTTCTTGCCATAAGTAATGAGTTACACCACCATCAACAAGCGTGGCTTGATCAGAATATGAAACATCCACACCGCCATCTTGAGCCAAGAGAATTTCAGAGGTTTTTACCAATACGATTTTGTCACCGATTGCCTGAGATGTAATAACAGGTAAGCCATCCAATTCCTTTTGTGCACCTTGCATGCCACTGTAATACTTATTACCTAAAGCATCACGTAATTTAGACATCCGCGATGCACGCGTTTCAGACATCAGATAGAAAGCCCCATCCAATGACAAATTCGCTTCGATAAATGCATCAGTTAATTTTTCTAAATCAGCATCATATGCTTCAGCTGTTGTCCCTGTGCTTGGAATTGCAACAACACCATTTAAAACACCTGCTGGTCGAATAGCTGTAGCATCACCTGCATCTAAGAATGTGTTGTCAATTAAAGTTTTAGAGGCTTCAATTAAGTCATCACGAACTAATACATCCACTGCTGGATCAGATCGACGAATTAACTCTTGTGAGTAAACAGTAATGGCTGCCAGCTTATGCTCTTTGATTTCAACTTCACTAAATGTTGGATTCGTTAGAGGTTTTTTCTGAGCCTCACCAACCCATTGTGCTTGGCCACCAGTTAATTGACTTGGGATTTTGGAATTAAAGGGTACGCTTTTAAATCCTGTTAATTTATCAAAGACTGTTTTTGCACGAAGTAATTCAACAAATTCGCCTACTAAGCGATTTTCTGCAACCAATGCAGATGCAAATCCAACATCAGTGGTAGTACCTAGCGTTGCTTTAGTAACAAGGTCTTGGACTTCGGCATTGAATCCCATTTGTTTTGCCATATCAGATGGCGATACAAAATTACCCTTTTTAGCTTCAAGAGCTGAAGCAAGTTTCGCTCGGGCATACTGAGCAAACCCAATACCTGGTGGTAAGTTAGAAGAAGTAGTAATAACTGATTTCTTTCTATCTGGTTCAGGATCGCCTTTAGCAGATGCTTCTGCTTCCTCTTCATTTTCACCAGCAACTGGTGTCCCCGTTTCAGCGGCATGTTTAGCAGCTGCGATTTGTTTTTTTACACGTTCGATATTCTTTTCGATCGCTGCAATTTCTGCTTCAACAGTTTGAATT